ATCGTGATCGTGATGACGCGGTGGGCGATGCGGGATTTGACCGGTCAGGTGCTCAAAGCAGCAGCACAGCGGGGTGGGGAGCAGTGGGAAGTCATTGAGTTCCCCGCCATCATGCCCTCGGGTAAACCCCTGTGGCCAGAGTTCTGGGCGCTTGAGGAATTAGAGGCTCTTCGCGAGGAGTTGCCCAACAGTAAGTGGCAAGCCCAGTACCAGCAGAACCCAGTAGGTAATGAGTCGGCCATCGTGAAGCGGGATTGGTGGAAATGGTGGGAGAACGAGCAGCCACCAGCATGTGAGTACATCTTGCAGACATGGGACACGGCGTTTGAGAAGAACAACAGGGCTGACTACTCTGCGGGCACGACGTGGGGGATATTCACCGACGAGACGGACATGTCGAAAAATATCATTCTTTTGAACACGTATAAGAAACGTGTCGAATGGGTGGAGTTAAAACGAGATGTGCTGGAGGAGTATCGAGAGTATGAACCAGACGGGCTACTCATTGAGAAGAAGGCGACGGGTGCGCCGTTGATCTATGAACTTAGGGCTATGGGGATTCCTGTGCAGGAGTACACGCCTAGTAAGGGTCAGGACAAAATTGCCCGCCTGAATTCTGTATCAGACATAATTGCGTCCGGAAGAGTATGGGTTCCGCGTACGCGCTGGGCTGAAGAATTGGTTGATGAGATTGCAGAGTTCCCATCAGGCGAGCATGACGACTTGGTTGATGCGACAACACTAGCACTCATGCGGTTTAGACAAGGCGGGTTCTTACGCTTACCCAGCGATGAGCCAGAAGAAGCAACGTATTTTAGGAGCCGCAAAAAAGAGCGGTTCTACACAGTGTAAGGACACATCATGGCAACAAGTTCAATGGACAAAAGTCTGTATCAAGCCCCACAGGGTATCTCCGAACTTATGGAGCCCGATATTGAGATCGAGATCGAGGATCCCGAGTCAGTTAGCCTGCACATGGGTGACATTGACATCGACTTAAAACCGCAAAAAGAAACAGCGGAAGACTTTGACGCCAACCTTGCCGAATACATGGACGAGGGCGACTTAGATTCACTCGGTAATGACTTAGTCGAAGACTTTGGCAAAGACATAATGGATCGCAAAGATTGGATCAAAACCTATGTCGATGGCCTAAAGTTGTTGGGCTTGCAGTATGAGGAACGAACAGAACCTTGGCAAGGTGCTTGTGGTGTATTCCATCCCATGCTTACAGAATCAGTCGTGCGTTTCCAGTCAGAGGCAATGATGGAGACATTCCCTGCTATGGGGCCAGTTAAAACGCAGATCGTTGGCGCAGTTGACTTACTTCGTGAAGAAGCCGCCGCCCGCGTGCGCGAGGACATGAACTATCAGTTGACCGAGGTGATGGTTGAGTACCGCCCAGAGCACGAGAAGATGTTGTGGTCGTTGCCACTTGCAGGTTCAGCGTTCAAGAAGGTGTACTTTGATCCAGCCAAGGGGCGGCAGGTAGCGGTATTCATTCCAGCCGAGGACATTGTCGTGCCGTATGGCGCTAGTAACTTAGAGTCAGCAGAGCGTGTTACTCACGTCATGCGTAAAACCGAGAATGAAGTCAAGAAGTTGCAGGAAGCTGGGTTCTATCTTGATGTGGACTTGGGTGAGCCAACGCATGAGTTAGACGACATTGAGAAGCAGAAGGCTGAAGAGCAAGGCATGTCAGCTTTGAATGATGACCGTTTTCGTTTCCTTGAGATGCACGTTGACTTGGACTTGTCTGGGTATGAGCACAAGGACAAGAAGGGTAAAGAGACGGGGATTGCCTTACCGTATGTGGTTACCATTGAGAAGGGTACACGCAAGGTTTTAGCCATTAGGAGAAATTGGTATGAAGACGACGAACTGCACACCAAGCGACAACACTTTGTCCACTACCAGTACATCCCCGGATTCGGGTTCTATGGGTATGGTCTTATCCATCTTATCGGGGGCTACGCCAAGTCCGCCACCATGCTCATTCGACAGTTGGTGGATGCGGGCACTTTATCAAACTTACCCGGTGGCCTCAAGTCCAGAGGACTTCGCATCAAAGGGGACGACACCCCCATCCAGCCCGGAGAGTTTAGAGACGTAGATGTACCTAGCGGGTCTATCCGTGACAACATATTACCACTACCGTACAAGGAGCCAAGTCAGGTTCTGTTTGCTCTGTTCCAGAACATAGTTCAAGAAGGCCGTGCGTTTGCGTCGAGCGGCGACATGAACGTGTCCGACATGAGTACTAATGCACCGGTAGGTACAACACTAGCTTTGTTGGAGAGAACGCTCAAGGTAATGACGGCTGTTCAAGCGCGACTGCACTACACCATGAAGCAGGAGTTCCGCTTACTCAAGAGCATCATCGCTGACTATACCCCTGAGGAGTATGACTATGAGCCTGAAGACGCAGGACGTAAAGCCAAGAAATCGGACTACGACAGCACAGATGTTATTCCTGTCAGTGATCCTAATGCAGCAACTATGGCACAGAAGATTGTGCAGTATCAGGCTGTTCTTCAGTTGGCTCAGTCTGCACCACAACTCTATAACTTACCTCTGTTGCATCGCCAGATGATTGAGGTGCTGGGTATTAAGAATGCCAACAAGTTAGTGCCAGTAGAAGATGACCAAGTGCCGACCGACCCAGTACAGGAGAACCAGAACCTGTTGATTATGAAGCCGGTCAAGGCGTTTATTGAGCAGAACCACGAGGCTCATATTCAGGCGCACATGGCAGCTATTCAGAATCCGAAGATTGCGCAGTTGATGCAGATGAACCCGCAGGCTCAAGCAATCATGGCAGCAGCTATGGCGCACATCAACGAGCACATTGCGTTCGAGTATCGCAAACAAGTTGAGATGGCGATTGGTACACCGTTGCCAACAGAAGAGCAGAACAAGCAAGTGTCTCCAGAGTTGGCGGATCGTATTGCGATGCTCACCGCACAAGCAACACAGCAGTTAACTCAGCAGGCTCAACAGCAGGCTCAGCAGCAGCAGGCTCAGCAGCAAATGCAAGATCCGATTGTTCAAATGCAGATGCAGGAGTTGCAGATCAAGCAGGGCGAGTTGCAGCTTAAACAGCAGAAGCAAGCTATTGATGCTGCGGCGAAAGCGGATCAGATTCGTGTTGAAGAGTCCCGGATTGCGGCTCAGAAAGAAATCGCGGCTATGCAGGTTGGCGCACAAGCCGCTGCAAACAAAGATCGTTTAAATAAACAGCAAGAAACTGACGGAATGCGTATGGGTATTGACGCTGCTAAACATCGCGCCCAAATCGCCGTACAGCAAGCGCAACGGGCGGCGCAACGAAACCAGCCTAGCAACAAAAGGGGAGATAAGTGAACGACTACAAACTACTAGCGTATGTAGCCAAAGAAATTGACAAACTACGCAGTGAAAGAATTGATTTCATTGCTGCTAATAGAGCATCAAGTTTTGACGATTATCGTCACGTCTGTGGGGTCATCCGGGGTCTGAGTCTCGCAGAAACTATCTTAAACGACCTTGTGCAAAAAATGGAGAAATCTGATGACTGAATTTGATGTCGCTGCGGTAGATTTATCTGGCATTCTTAACACGAGCGCCGAAGATAAAGCGAAACAGTTGCCTGACCCAAAAGCCTTCCGGCTTCTGTGCGTTGTCCCCGAAGCAATGGAAGAGTTTGCGGATAGTGAGATTGGTATTGTTAAATCAAATCAATCCATGCACTACGAAGAAGTACTGACCCCAGTACTCTTTGTAGTCAAGATTGGCCCCGATGCCTATAAAGATACCGAACGGTTCCCTAGCGGGCCGTCGTGCAAGGAGGGTGACTTCGTCATCGTCCGCCCCAATTCAGGAACCCGCCTGAAGATTCATGGTCGTGAATTCAGGATCATCAACGATGATTCGGTTGAAGCGGTTGTGGAAGACCCCCGTGGTATTACACGAGCAGCATAAGGAGTAACACATGGCAACACCAAAGTTTGAAGACTCTTATGAGTTTCCTGATGAAAAAGCAGAGAAAGCTGCTGCTGAAGATAAGTTTGAGATCGAGATCGTAGACGATACGCCGCCTGCTGACCGTGGGCGCAAGCCTATGAAAGAGCCGGTAGAAGATCCAACTGATGAAGAGTTAGCTACTTACGACGAGAAGGTTCAAGCGCGGATGAAGAAATTCACCCGTGGCTACCACGATGAACGCCGCGCCAAAGAAGAGGCCGTGCGCGAACGCGAGGCGGCTGAAGCCTTTGCCAAACAAGTCTACGAAGAGAACAAAAAGCTTCAACAACAGCTTTCTAGTGGTAGTAAAGTATTTATCGAGCAGTCTCAATCCACTGCCCAGTTAGAGCTTGATTCTGCCAAAAAACGCTACAAAGAAGCCTACGAGAACGCCGACGTTGACGCACTAACTGAAGCTCAAGCTGAGATAGCAAAAGCCACCCTCAAAATAGATAAAGCCTCTGGGATGAAACCTATTGAGGTTGATGAACGCGAGTTTCAACCCGCGCAACCCGACCAGCCCAAGATGACCCCCCGTACTAAAAAGTGGGTTGAACGCAACAATGACTGGTGGGGTGTTGACGAGGAAATGACTATGACCGCTATGGGTATTGACAAAAAGTTACAGCGCGAGTATGGTGCGGACTATGTAGGTACTGAAGAGTACTTTCAAACCATCGACAAAACGATGCGCAAAAGATTTCCTGAGCACTTTGAAAGTGACCAGAGCTATGAGGAAGACGATCCGCCTCCTAATAAAAGAACGTCAGAACCGGTTGTTGAGGACGATGAGCCCCCACGCCGTGCAACACGAATTACTTCGCCTGTGGCTCCTGCCGCACGAAGTACACCGCCTAATCGCATTCGCTT